ATCAAATCCACATATAACAGCACCCCAACTTTTAGGGGTAGAACTGTATGTTTTTACAATGTTATTATCTGTTCTTGCTTTCATATTTATTTTTTTATGGCGTTGTGTCTATTGTTAATTTAGCTACTGCATAATTTATTATTGCAGCACCATCTGTATCATCTACACATACAACTTGTATAACATTTTTTTCTGAAGTATCAAATTCTGTACCTCCTACTCTGTTAATTGTTGTACTTGAGAAATTAGTTGCTAAAGTAATTGCTGCACTACTTAACGTTCCAGTCATTTGTATGTCTATTACTTGACCGAGTTTCATATTTTGAATGGTCAAGGTTGCAGTTGCTACGTTTCCTGTAAGCAAGAAACTTGTTGCATTTGCTGCATTTAAATTTTGGCTTCCAGTTGCTGTGCTTGTTGCTTTAGCTGTGTATCTATTTTCTAGCATTGCGTGTTCTACTGCATCATTTGCAATAGTAACTGCACCTGTATTAGCCATAGTAACATCTCCACTTAAAGCTGCTCCAATCATTCCAGTTCCATCCCCTATCATTATTTGCGTAGTTGCTAATGCTAGTTCAGTTAATACTCCACTACTGTTAGCATTTCTAATTAAAAGGCTATTAGCTGCAACGTTCTGCATTTTAGCAAAAGTTACTCCTGCATTTGCAAGGGAAATTGTTACTGCTCCAGTTGCTTGATCTCTTACTATTGGTGCGGTTGCTGTTATACTTCCTACATCACCTGCATCATCTGAATATAATTCTGTAAAATTATCATTACAAATATCAAATGCTGAACGTAGGGGTGTTCCAGTTCCGTCGTTCGCAGTTGTTCCTATATCTATTACTTGTTTTGCCATCTTTTATAATTGTGTTTGATCTGCTCTATATAATGTTGTATCGGCTGTTAATGCTACTCCAGATATTTGTGTTAAATCTGCAGTTAAAGGGAATGTTTGCCAGCAATCGGGTGCTGACGCATCAGATATTGCATTTGTTGTATATGCGGTATCTGTTCCAAAACCACCATTAGTGATCATTTCACAGTAAATTTTTCCCCAGTTTAAATTATTAGCCATACTATTATAATACTTTTTTTATCTTTTTGTTATATGTTTTTTCTAAGTATTGTTTTAGCTTAGAAATGTTACTATCTTTTGGTTTGTACGTTTTTATAATACCCATCCAGCAAAATCTGATTCTTTATCTGGGTATACATTATCATTGTTGTTCGTGTAATAGGTTGGGAATTTACTTGCAGCATTAAAACTCATAAAATCTATAAATCTATCCGTGTAGTATTGTGCTATACTTCGTTCTTTTTCTATTAAAAAATCAATTTCATTCTTTTCTACGTTTTGTGCGTTTTCGCTACTGTGTTTAAAAACCCCCTTATTTGCAATTGTATATGCTGCGAAGGGTAAGTATTCAACCATTGCCCAATGACACAGCATAGGCTTTATATGGTCGGTTACAAGGGCTAATTCGTCAGCGTGGTTGCCTAACGTACCAGCACTTACATAACCCTCTATTAATTCATATAGTTTAGTACCTAAATAGTTTTGTATATGTATATCTTGAGATATTTTTATATACTGTATAAATTTATCAGTATCTACATTTCCGTTCATTGCAGTAAATTTTACTACATCGTTTCTTGTTACAAATAACGCTGTTGCCATAATTATCTTTTATTTACAAATCCGTTTTTAGGCATATCTACTGGTCGTTTAGCTACCTTTTTATCATTTACTTCAGGTTTAAAACCATTCTTCTTTGCTTTATTTACAGATACTTCTGCATTTGGGTTGCCTACATCTGCTCTTAATCCAGCGTTTTTACTCATATACGTTTTACGCATCCAGAAGTGATGACAATTACCACCACCTTTATAAAGCCATATATCGTAATTAGCAGCACCATTTACACCCCATCCAGCATTAACTGCATTTTTACTCATCATCTCTATATCTTCTTTACGATAGATTTTTTTAGATGATACCATTTTTTTACAAAATATTCTACTATCAGACCCTGCTCTTAAAGGTGCATATTGATAACGTACTTTAAATTGTATTAATTCTGGTGTTACTTCATCTTGTTCACTTTTTGCATTTGGTCTAGCAGTACCAGTTGAAGCTAAGCCTATCATTTTATCTAGAGTTTCTTCTTGTTCATAATCTACTTCCCTTTCATCTACTAATTCCCAGTTTTCTAAATCTTCATCTTCACCGAAACCATCTAATGCTACAAAAATTTCATCATCATTTGGTTGCTGTTCTGATAAACAACTTAACGTATGTTTTTCACAAGGCATAAACCAGATTTTACCTTCGTATTCGTGTTCGTGGTAGCTTTCACATCCTATATTTTTAGCAATTTCTAAAGCCTTTTCTTTTGTAGAATATCCTAATCGATCATCTATAATTGCAAAATCATCATCTATTACTTCACTTTTTAATGTGTATTCACTTTTAACTCCAGTTTCTTCTTCACGAGCTTCATCTGTTAGTGCGTTATCCGTTTCAATGAATTCTAGAGGCTGTAACGTTTTAAAATATAATTTTAAGCTAATACCATTAACAGCAAGTATATCGTCTATACAATCAACTAAGAGGTGCTGATAAGGCTTGATTGTAATGTTGTCAAAAAGTAAAGCTGCTGTTTTAATTTCATCTGCATTTGATCCTAAACCATTATTTTCTGTTCTTATTCCTAAAAGTAACGGACTTGTAACCCTATGAGCAACTATAAGTTTATTACTACATTCATTTGAAAGATATTCATAATGCTGTGGCGCATCATTTAAAGGCATATCATCTACAGTTGTTTTACTTTCTGCATTGTTGTTAAATGCTATAACTACTTTTTCACCTCGTGATCCAGTAAGTTTACGCATTACATCATTTTTTACTTGTAATTGCTTTTCTTTGTCTGGTACACCGTTGTTGAAGTTTACTACTTTAGTACCACTAAAACCATTTTGTACATCATTTATAAGATAATCACTTATTTCTGTTTCTAGTTCTGCATAGGCTAAACCACCAGCATAATCTACTGGGCAATAGTAATCATACCCAGATACATATTTTTTACAAATTTTAATTTCTGGTTCTGTACCATTACCAAAACCAAATGCTGCTATTCTTTTAGGTTTATCACTAGGTTTTAATTCGCTCCAATCGTGAAAATAATAATAACCTTCTATTTTTCCATCTTCGTTGCATTTTTCACATCTTAAAGTTTGTCTAGGAAAATGTTCTGCTTTTACTACTCTTTTATTTTTGTAAAGTATTTGAAAACTACCCTCACCTAATAATTTTAAATCTAAAATAGTTTTTCTTAAATCATCATCACCTACTATAGAACGCATAGCAGCATACTCATTTGTTTTTTTATTAGAATCTAAAGCATCCAATCCTTTTCCAAAAACCATTTGAGATACAGAAGAAATAACAGAATGGTTAGTAGTTGAATTTATAAAAAGATCAATTAAATACTGATAGTAATTATTATCATCTCCATAATTTACCCAATCTTTATTTTTATCTTCTGTAATTTTAGGTCTATTATAAGAAGCTAGGCTTACTATATGTAGGTTATCTTTCATACTGTTATATATTCGTTTGCAGATGCTTGTGCTGTATATTCGTTATGGTTTACAGAATAACTTGATACTGTTTGATTAGTGCAAAATATTCTATCCTTAAAAGTAATACCTGCAACTGTTACACCTGTTATAATTAAATTGTAATATATGTTTTCTTTTAGGTTTGGAAATGCTGCAGAATAACTATTGTAATATAAGGTTTCTGTTATCCCTGTAGAATTTACATTATATGCAATTGTGTTTGTAGTTTCATTTATAACCTTAATATTATAAGTTCTACCTGTAACCCATCTTCTAGGTATAAATTTAATAACTTGAGCGTTATTAGTATCTTGCATTATTATCATACTTATATAATAAAATAAGTAGTTTTTTGTTAAGTATAAAGCAAAAAAAAAGGGTAACATTTCTGCTACCCTTTATTCTACTAATTAAAACCAATTATGTATTTGTACCTAAAGTAATTAATACAGTACCATCTAATCCTGCATAATCTTGTACACTAAACGGAAAGTCAATATCTTTAGTATCTGAATCCATAAAGTTTGCAAGTTGTTTTTCTTGTGCTGAAAATGTCAAAGTGTATCCGCTCATATCTCCCATAGCTGTGCCAGAAACTACAGTACCACCTGATACATCTGCACCATTTTCTAAGCCCATCATAAACACATTACCATTGTAATCTTCAACAGCGATATGTGGTCTGCCGTAAGCCATTAGACGAAGCTCTTTATTATCTTCTTTAGTTAATTTTTTTAAAGTAAGATTTAAAGTTTGTTCGAAAAAAGTAGTTCCAGTTTCTCTACTGGCTGTTACTGTTTGTTCTAAACTGCTTCCACCTTTTAACTCATATTTAAATGCTGTTAAACTATTTGCAGACCCACCTATTGTAGTTCCTGTCATATTTGTTATTTCATCATTTCCTATGGTTACAGTTCCTAGTTTACCAAAGTCTACAAAGTATACATTTTTAATTCCTCCA